TTTATTTCTAACTGCTTCTTCTCTTGTGATATCCTTCTTAAAAAAGCATAGTAAATGATTTGAGTAAAATAAGCAAAAGGATTCTTAGATTTCTCTGGATTAAAATTATGAATGTAGCGAACACAATTCTCAATACCATCACATATCATATCATCCTTAAACATATAATTCACAAAGTTTGGTTTATATGATAAGTGATTAGCAATCTTTAAAAAACATTCTCCAATATATTTTGGAATTTGAGGTTTTGGTTTATCCTCCAAAGCAGCTCTTTCAACAGTAGCAAAATATATCTCTAATGCAGAAAGAAACTCTTTATTATTAACATAATGTTCTGATCTCTTTCTACGCTTAGTCATAGTAATAGGCACTGTATAATTTGGCATACATATTGCTCCTCTGCTCATAATATTATAACAGAGTTAAGCAACGTTGACAAGGTATTAAAATATGTGTAGAATACCTTTGTTGAGGTTTAAGGGTTAGTTCGAGCTTTCTTTTGAGTTATTAGAGTTATATAGTTTCTCTAAAGATTCTTTAGCTTCATGAACACTAGTTATATATCCCATTTTTTTATTTAACTTTGTATGATTAGTTTTATTCATCTTTTTCACATAGTCTTTATAGAACATAATCATTTCCATATTTTCAGATTCAGAAAGAGTTAATATATCATCTAAATTAAGAATGAATAAATCTTCATTAGAAGTTTTTAACCAAGGTTCAAATTTAAATCCTTGTAAATTTCCTCTTGCTTTTACTTCTTCTACTATAATAGGATTTGATACTAATAATAACATTCTATCACCTTCATCTGCAGCAGATACTTTAGCGAATATTTCATCACCACATTTAAGTTTTACTGTAGCAAAAAAATCGTCTTCTATCATTTGTCCTCCTTTATATCAATTGTTATAATTTCATAATTAAATTGCTCTTGTACATAGATTTTTACTCTTTCAATAAAATGGTTCAGAGTATAGTTTTTTCTTGAACCTATTGTAAGATCATCAGAAATATCATACAGTTTAGCTTTATCTTTACCTTCTCCCTTTCTTAAGACTCTTCCAATGGATTGAAGATTCCTAATTCTGGACTTAGATGGAGAAGCAAAAATAACGTTGTGTAACCTCCTAATATTGATGCCTGTAGAGAATGTTCCATAAGAAGCAACTATAATAGCGTTTGTTTCTTCCTCAGTTATTTTTCTGACTTCTTCTCTGTCTTCAGCGTCCACACCACCATGTACAAAAAATATTTTTCTGTTAGTGGCAAGTACAGAATTATTTATTAATTCATAAAGTATCTTTCCGTGGGTTTCTACTCTACTATATAAAATCAAAGTATTACCCTTTAAATCTAAAGCAAGATTAGTTATAAATTTATTTCTTTTTTCATGGCCAATTAAATATTGAATTTCATCTTCATAGGTTTCAAATTTCTTAGGTTTGTATTTAAGAACTATACATTGAATATCAAGTTGAGAAAGATGTCCCTGTTCCATTAAATCCTTAGTTTGTGTGACCTTGTATGAAGGTCCAAACAGTCCCTCTAACACCCATTTATGGGTCTGTGTGCCATCCAAAGTTCCAGTAAACCCATATCTATGTTTTGCGTGTTCTAACTTATCCATTATCTTTACTAATGACTTGCTCTTGAAAAGATGAGCTTCATCACCTATAATAACATCATAATCCACAAAGAAAGATCTTTCCAATTCATAAACCGATTGCCATGTAGTAATGGTTACTTCATTTACATTGGTTCTTTCTCTACCAGCATAAATCCTATGACAATGATTTTTGACATCCCAACCATACTCTATAAAATCCTTATACATCTGTTCTACAAGAGAAGTAGTAGGAACGACTAAAAGAATCTTTTGTTTCTTTGCTACAAAATATCTAATCAAAGCATAGATCATTAAAGACTTTCCAGAAGCAGTAGGAGATATTAAAAGTTTTCTATTATATCTTAATGCTTCATAGACTGCTTCTATCTGATATGGTCGAGGTTTAAATCCAGTAATGGATGCCATATAATCTTTGACACCTTCCATAGAAATCATTTCATTGACTTCAAATGGAGGACCATAATACTTGTTATTTTCAAACTTATATGTATATCCAGATTTCTCACAAAAGGCAACAATCTTATCTAACAGACCAACATAGATTCTCTTGGTCTTCATATTAAAAAGATGTACGTATCCATCCCAATACTTACTCCTGTATTGAGGCATGAACTTTTTATTAGGTACTTCAAAAGTAAATCTATCTCTTAATTCATATTCAATAGATGGTTCTGTTTTTACTTTTAGATATACCTCATTTACTTTTTGTATAGTTAAATCAGCCATAACCAGCCTGGAACTTCATCACTTCAACAGCATTCTTAATTTGATATGTTCTATTAGATATCTGTTTAAGTATGCTCTCTAAGTAATTTAGCATCGTTTCATAATATTCTATTTTAAGGCTAGACGCAGAAAGTTTTTCATCAGCATCAAGATACTTCTGTAAGGTATCTTTATCTCTGATCTTTTTAGGAAAAGGATCTTTTATATAAACCTCTGGATCTGCCTTACCACTGAAATATTCATATCTCTCATGTCTTATATTTTTTCTTTGTTGTTGACCCTTCTTCATTAAAAGAAGGATGTTATTATAAAGTTCAAAATATTTTGCATGTAATACTGGAATATTTAAAGATTCAGTATGTAAATTATCTGGGTCAATTTTGGAATCCTTCTCCCACATCTTTTGGATTCCATCTAAATCAATCATTCATTAACAAATATCTACTATATTGTATATAGTATACTTAAAGGAGACCTCTGCTGTGAAGTATTCTAAGTCTGTTTGTCTAGCATCAAATTCCAAAGTAGTAAGATTATAAGGAAACATATTCTCAAAAATGACCTTAAATTTAGGTCTCATATTAGAATCTAGAATAGTTAAAGTTCCATCAGAATATAAATTTAATTGACTTTTATCTGGTTGATCAATATCACTCTTCTCTTTTTGATAATCATAAATTTCTTTTAAACTTTCTGGAAATCCTAGACCTCTCATCCAATGCTGAATCTCCATATAATTTTCTAAATTCTCATCTACCAAAAATCTCAAATTAAAATCAGAAAATTCCATCTTATCACCAGGAAGAGGAATATCCTTTAAGTAATTAGCAAAATTAGCAACCCCTAAACTCATAGAAGGGATTTCTACAGAACTACCAAAGTAAGCAACTTTAGGTGCTCTATTTAATATAAAATTAAAACCAGTAGGGACTAGAAAATTCCTATTCTCAATTTGTCCCACTATTGACTTCTTAACAGCCATAATCCCTTTCTAATTATTTAGATACCTATGTTCCAATTCTATCTTATTAAATAAATCTCTCATAACTTTTAACATCTCTTTTTCTTCTTTAGGAATAGATTCAGAATTATTAACATAACATTTCAAGCATTTATGTAGTAATTTTATATGAGCTATTCCTATATCTATATTCATTATTGGTTTATCTTTATCCATGATCCCAACGAGTAACTGTTAACTCAATTGAGTTATCATCCATTTCCCATTCTTCTTCTACTTGGAAACCCATTTCTTTAACAGTATTGTGAAGTGTTACTCTAGCATATTGTTGAGTAACTTTCTCTATAAATCTTTTTGGTGGAATAGGATCTTTCCAAGTTTGTATATCTGCTACTAATTCATATTCACCATTATTATTCAAACGAAATCCAATATCATTTCCTATAGAAACATCTACCTTTACTTTTTCATGTTGATGGTCAAGAGGATTAATTAATTCTTGATCCTGTTTAACATCATATTGTAAAAGTTCTAAAGCTTCTAAAAGTTCAGGTTTGTTTTTTATTTTGGTTTTTATGGTGGTGAAGTGCGACATATTCCTCTGTGAAATTTTTCCAAAAGTTTTCTATTGGTTGATGGAGATAGTGTTCTGTTTTATATTTACGAGTTTCTACAACTCCTAGTTTCTCCTCTAATGATTTAGTAATTTCTTGACATTCATTACCCACAGCACCTATAACCTCTTCTGTTACAGTGCCATCTTGTCTAATGCTAAACTTAAGCGTTTTCTTATCCATAATTAAAATTGCTTAGGATGGGTAATAACATCACCATGTATCTCACCTATGTCATCTATGTGAGCATGATCAATTTTTTCAATATGCAAATGTTCCAATGCTCCAGCAATTCTTTCTAAAGCATTAGCAATTCTAGTGAACTCTTCACTCATAATTTAAAACATCATAAATTTAATATCTTATCCCCTACATTTACATCATTGGTAGCAAACCACCCTCTATTTACTTCTAAAGCATATAGAACTGATGAATCTGAAGAGATAGGAACTGTACTTAAAGGTTTTAATTCCTTAATACTCTCTATTATACCATGTTCGTTAATAAAAGCAATATCTAATGGAATAGTAGTGTCTTTCATATGGAAAAACTTTTCCCCTGACTCAATAAAAGAAAAAAGCATTCCAGTATTCTCTTCTAAATCTTTTCTAAACATCAAACCCATATCAAATTCTATTTGAGTTCTGGGTGTTTCTACAGTTAATGGTAAATTAACAAATGACTCACTTACTCCACCACCATTAGAACCATTGCCGCCACTATTGCCGCCGTTGTTACCACCATTACCATTACCATTTGAACTATTCCCATGTCCATTAGCATGTCCGTTACCGTTTTTTCCATTTTTGTTTTGTTCCTCTGGATCTGGTTTTAACCATCCCCCACGTCCAACGTGATATCCTTTAGGGATTGGTTTACATTTCTTCATATCATGACAATAGTATTTACCAGGAGGACAACTTTGAGTTTCTTCT